AAAAACGTACTTTGTATTGCAACTAAACAAGAAACTGCAAAAAACATGGTTACGAAGGTTAAATTTATGTATGAAAATTTACCTTCATGGCTTAAAATAGATGCACCTGAAAATAATAAACTAACATTACGATTAAGTAATGGTTCACAAATCAAAGCAACATCAGCCTCAAGTGATGCTGGTAGATCAGAAGCCGTTTCTTTGCTATTAATTGATGAGGCAGCTTTTATTGATAATATTGGTGAAATTTGGGCCTCAGCTCAACAAACACTAGCTACTGGTGGTGGATGTATAGCATTATCAACCCCCTATGGTACAGGTAACTGGTTTCATCAAACATGGGTTAGAGCAGAAAATGGTGAAAATCAATTTTTACCTATTAAACTACCTTGGAATGTACACCCTGAACGTGATCAAACATGGAGGGATAGACAAGATGAATTACTAGGTGATCCTAGAATGGCAGCACAAGAATGTGACTGTGATTTCTCTACTTCAGGTGATATTGTATTCTATCCTGAATATATTGAATTTTATGAAAAAACATATATTAAAGACCCACTTGAAAAACGAGGCGCTGACCAGAACTTATGGATTTGGGAACCCGCTGATTATTCAAGATCCTACCTTGTGGTTGCTGATGTGGCTCGTGGAGACGGGAAGGATTATTCTGCGTTCCACGTTATTGACATTGAAACAAATACACAAGTAGCAGAATATAAGGGCCAAATTGGTACTAAAGAATATGGCCATTTACTAGTAGGTATAGCTACTGAATATAATGAAGCTTTACTTGTAGTTGAGAATGCCTCAATTGGTTGGTCTACTATCCAAACAGTAATAGATAGAGGATATACTAATCTTCACTACTCAACTAAAGGTGATTCCACAAGAGTAGATTCGTATTTTGACAAATACATGGATACGAGTAAAATGGTTCCTGGATTTAGTATGACTTCAAGAGTTAGACCAATGATAATTGGTAAATTCCAAGAGTATATCTCGGATCAAAGTGTAACAATACAATCAAGTAGATTAATAGAAGAAATGAAAGTGTTTATTTGGAAGAATGGTAGAGCAGAGGCACAACAAGGTTATAACGATGATTTGGTTATGGCATTTGGAATTGCTATGTTTATGCGTGATACTTCTTTTAAGTTTAGACAACAACATTTAGATATGAGTAAAGCTACTTTAAATTCTATTTCAACTGCTAAAACACCTTTTGTAGGAGGGTATAATAATAACCAAAATATCCAAAACCCATATGAAATAGATAATCCATATGGTGGAAAAGAAGACATTAGTTGGATTCTTAGGTAATATTTATAATAATAAATTACATTATGGCTGATAAAGGCTTATTTAAAAGATTAGAAAGATTATTTGCTTCTGACGTAGTCATTAGAAATGTTGGTGGTAACCAACTTAAAGTAATCGATACAGACCATATTCAAACTTCTGGTGAATTTGCTACAAATTCCCTAATGGATAGATTTAAAGGCATCTACCAAAACCCAGCATCTACTTCATTATATGGCCAACAATTTAACCTTAATTATCAATATCTAAGAACTTATCTTTATTCAGATTATGATTTAATGGATACAGATGCTATTGTTGCTTCTGCTCTAGATATTATTTCTGATGAGTGTAGTTTAAAAAATGATATGGGTGAGGTATTACAAATAAAATCCTCGGATGAAGATATTCAAAAAATCCTATACAACTTATTTTACGATGTATTAAACATTGAGTTTAATCTTTGGTCTTGGACTCGTCAAATGTGTAAGTATGGTGATTTTTTCTTAAAACTAGAAATTTCTGAAAAATTTGGTGTATATAATGTCATTCCTTACTCAGCATACCATATTGAAAGAAAAGAAAATTTCGACCCAGAAAACCCATCTAAAGTAGTATTTACATACAACCCAGAAGGTATTTACGGTGGTTCTTCTTCTGGTTATTATACTACACCAAACAATAATTCTAATTCAAATACTATTGAATTTGATAATTACGAGATTGCTCACTTTAGATTATTATCTGATGTAAATTACCTTCCATACGGACGTTCTTACTTAGAACCAGGTCGTAAATTATTTAAACAATATTCACTAATGGAGGATGCTATGTTAATTCATAGAATTGTTCGTGCACCTGAAAAACGTATCTTCTATATTAATGTAGGTTCAATTCCACCAAATGAGGTAGAAAACTTTATGCAGAAAACAATTTCTACAATGAAGCGTACCCCATTTATGGATCAGAAAACAGGCGAGTACAATCTAAAATATAACATGCAAAATGTTATGGAAGATTTTTATATCCCAATTAGAGGTAATGATCAAGCAACAAAAATTGATACTACTAAAGGTTTAGAATATGCCGCAATTGAAGATGTTGAATACTTAAGAGAAAAATTATTTGCTGCTCTTAAAGTACCAAAAGCATTTATGGGGTATGATGAAAATCTATCAGGTAAAGCAACGTTAGCAGCTGAAGATATTCGTTTCGGTCGTACTATTGATCGTATTCAACGCATCTTAATCTCAGAATTATACAAAATTGCTCTCATTCACTTATATGCTCAAGGGTATAGAGACGAACAAATGACTAATTTTGAATTAGATTTAACTACCCCTTCAATTATCTACGATCAAGAAAAGATCGCATTAATGAAAGAAAAAGTAGATTTAGCTGCTCAAATGATGGAAAACAAAATGTTCCCAACAGATTGGATTTACGAACATGTATTCCACTTTAGTGAAGATCAGTATGAAGAATATAGAGACTTAATTGTACAGGATCAAAAACGTAGATTCCGTTTAGCTCAAATTGAGACTGAAGGTAATGATCCATTAACAACAGGTCGTTCATATGGTACACCACATGATTTAGCATCATTGTATGGTCAAGGTAGAATGGAAAGCGACCCAGCTAATGTGCCAGATGGGTATAATGAAAAAGAACCATTAGGTCGTCCTGAAGAAAAAGTATCTAATATCAATACCCAACAAAATGTCTTTGGTAAAGATCGTTTAGGTAAAAAAGAAATGAAAGTAGACGATCAACCTGGTTTAAGAGAAAATGCTAGATTAGCTTATTCTAAAAATAGTTCACTTTTAGAATCTCTAGGTAAACGTACAGAATCATTATTAGATGAAAGAAACATTAAAGAGTAATATCTCCTTATATATTTATAATAAATCCTAGTAGGAATGAACATTAAACATTCAAAGTATAAAAATACTGGTATCCTTTTCGAACTATTAGTTCGTCAAGTAACTGCTGACACCTTAAATGGTATAGAGTCTGCCGCTATTAAATTGATTCAAAAATATTTCGTTAAGTCCGAATTAGGAAAGGAATATAAATTATACGAGGCGTTAACTAAAACAACAACCCTTACTGAAAGTAAGGCTAATGTTTTAATTCAAACGTTGTTAGAATCTTCTAAAAAGTTAAACCGTAGAGCTCTTAAAAAAGAGAAATATAACTTAATTAATGAAATTAAAACTAGTTATAACTTAGAAGAATTCTTTAAAACAAAACTTCCACATTATAAAGTACATGCTGCTTATTATATGTTATCGGAAGTGCAAAATACTGAAGCTTTAGTAGATACTAATATTATTGTAAATAATAAAATGACTCTTCTAGAGCATCTTTCTACTTCAAATATTAATGGAGAAAAAGTTGAAGCCGAAGTATTAAGAGAATTCCAATCATACGATAAAGATACTCGTATGCTTACCTATAGAATCCTAATGGAAAAATTCAATGGTAAGTATGATGGGCTACACGCTAGTCAAAAAGAGGTATTAAGACAATACGTTAATTCAGTTGACTCTACCCCAGTATTAAGAGAATTTTATAATACTGAAGTAGGTAAAATTAAATCTCAATTAACTGAATTATTATCTGAAATTACTGATAAAGCAGTTCAAATTAAAATTAATGAAGTAAACAATCTAATTGAAACATTAGATAAAACTTCAAATGTAACATCTGATAATATTGTAAATATTCTTCAATACTTAGAATTAGTAGAAGAATTAAAAACAGCACATGGCTAAAATTGGCGATACTGAAGTAAAAGGTGGTATACAAACTACTGTAACTAATATTGACCCGGAAACAGGCCAAATCAGTTGGGACGTTGAATATTCAGCTGATTATCAAAAATTATTCAAGGATATTACTGATCTGATGAAAACAGCTAAAGAGGTAGCTGATATAACAGGTGAAGCTTTTTTCAAAGACCATTATTTAGATATTAGAAAACGTAGAAATGAGTTAAGAACTTATTTACGTAATAATAAGGCTAAAGAATATGCTCGTATTAAAGGGTTAGATGAAATGAGTGGTACTGGAGGCGGTGGTGCTTCTTTTAGTGTAGGTACAGGAGCACAATACGCTACTCCAAAAGCATTTAAAAAGAAAAAAGATATTAAAGAATCAAACCCAGGCTCTACTTTAGGTTTAGGTCCTAAAGCAACAGATAAAGGGGTTAAAGATAATTATTACGTAAAAGGATTTAAATATAAATTAGTTGATCCTAAAAAATTAGCGAAAAATTCAAAAGCTATAGATACTAAATATTTATGGGCACCCGATACATTCGTTAAAGAATAATAATATGTATAAGTATAAACTAAATTTAAATGAGCGAGATGAAAAACGAGCTCAATTTCAAGAAAAACGTATTGCTGCTTTTCAAGATATCGAAAAATATTTAAATAGTTTATACCCTTTAATAGATAAAGCTAAAGATGAAACAATAGCCTACTATCAAGATAAACCCGAATCATATAGTGTTTTATATGCTACTGATTTGATATTAGATTATTTAAAAGATATTGACAAATTATTAAAACAACAATAATGAAAACATTACAAGAACAATACAATCTTATTAAAGAAGGTAAAGGTAGTAAAGATACTTTTATGAAATCGGCCCGTGCTCAGTTTCCTAACATCTTTAATAATTTGTCAAATTTTGACACTACTATTAAAGTTATGAAGAAAAAACAAATTATTTCTGAAGTTGGTATTGGTGGTGTTGTTACAACTGCTGTTAATCCTTTTATTAATTGGAAAGAATTTTTAGCTGAAGATTATGCTATTCAAGAAAATCCTATTGATGCTCCTAAAACAATGGGTGCCAAAGATGTAAAAGTTGACAATAAAAAAATGTCTAAAGAAGTAGAAGATCTTCAAAACGAAACGGGTTTTGATTATAAAGATCCTAAAGATCTTGATAATTTATATGGTGAAGCATTTTTACAAGGTTACTATACTGAATTAAAAGACCCAGCTAACGAAGGTAAAGATGTAGCTGAACTAAAAGAAATTGTAGCTAAGAATTTAGCTAAAGATAAAACTTATTATACTACTGAAGCTCAGTTTGGTATTAAAGGTATAGGGTATACTGACGAAGCACCCGGTCTAAAAGCTTCAAAATCAGACCAAATGGTCCCAGTAAAAGAAAATATGATTAAATTAACAGATTTAATTAACGAAGCTGTTGCCGGTTACGTTGATTTACGTCCTATAGGGATGACTACTGAAAACGCAAGAACTGATGCTGAAGAAGAAGGCTACTTAGATGGAATGCGTGACGAAAAAGAAGACTTAAAAGACAAAGCTAAAGACAAAAAGAAAAAAGTTAAAAAAGAAACAATTGATTCTAAATTAGCTGAAATCGAAAACGCAGGTAAAGTAACTACTTTAGAAGCTCAAATTGAAGCTTTAGATGAAGCTATTGAGACTAAAAACCAAAGAATTTCAATGGTATCAGAAGATGAAAATCTATCTGAATTAGTTGATAAAGCTAAAATGAAAGAAATGCAACGCGAAGTTAAAGACCTTGAAAAAAGAAAGGTTAAAATGGAGAAGTTGTATGAAAAAATGTGTGGTAAAGCCTACTCAAAACCAGAAATGGTAGACGAAGTAGACGAAATGGAGTACTAGAATGAAAAAAGTACTAGTAGAAACTCAACTCTTTAAACCTAAGGGTTTAATGCTTACTGAAGGAAAACTCTCTAATAGAGGTAATCCTATGGTTGAGGGTATCCTAGCAACTGCTGAAGTAAAAAATGGTAATGGTCGTTACTACCCAAGAGAATTATGGGAACGTGAGATCGATAAATATATGGAATCAGTTAAACAAAACAGAGCACTAGGTGAATTAGATCACCCTGAATCCTCTGTTATTAACTTAAAAAATGTATCCCATAATATTACTGAAATGTGGTGGGACGGAGATGAAGTATATGGTAAAATTGAAATACTACCTACCCCATCAGGTAACATACTTAAAGCATTAATTGAAAATAATATCACAGTAGGTGTTTCCTCTCGTGGAATGGGTTCATTAGAAGATAGAAATGGTGTATTAGAGGTACAAGACGACTTCGAATTACTATGTTGGGATTTTGTTTCAACACCTTCCAACCCAGGTTCATACATGGAAATTGTTACCGAAGGTAAAAAAGCTCAAATAAATAAATATCAAGGTGTTAATAGTATCGTAAATGAAATTTTATGTGCTAATACTTGTACTTGTTATTTAGACTAATACCTCTGTATTGAGGCGCTACCAAAGAACGCTCTCCGAAAGGGGGGCGTTTTTTATGTCTTTTTATATATGTATAGCTGTAATGTGAGCAATATACTATGTTCTATATAGTATTCACTATTTAAATAATTCTTATTACGTCTCCTAATAGGCGTACTCCACAAACTAAATTTTGAGGTAATTATGGCAAACAGAGATCTGCTTAAAGAAGCAATCGCTGACGCAAAAGCACTTAAAGAAACTGCTATTGCTAATGCAAAAGTCGCTCTAGAAGAAGCTTTCGAACCAAGACTCAAGTCTATGCTTTCAGCTAAACTTGAAGAAATGGAAAAGGAAGAATTGGAAGAAGGTGACGATGAAATGACCGAAGCTAAGAAAAAGTACAAGGACGATGATCGTAAAGACGGAGGTGAAAGCAAAGAAACTAAACGTACAGAAAAAATGAAGTACGGTAAGGATCTAGCTGAAGCTGAAGACATGGACGATGAAATGGACTTAGACGAAATCTTAGCTGAACTCGAAGGTGATGTATCTGAAGATGCAAGAACGGACGCTGAGGAAGAAGGCTACAAGGACGGCATGGAAGATGAAAAAGAAGACATGGAAGACAAAGAAGAAGATGAAGAAATTGATCTTGATGATATGTCAGAAGATGATCTTAAATCATTTATCGAAGACGTAATCGCTGATATGGTTACTGCTGGTGAATTAGAAGCTGGTGATGAATTCGAAGTTGAAGACGAAGATGTTGAAGACGACGAAGAAATCGATGTAGAAGATGACACAGAAGTAGACGTAGAAGTTAACGAAGCAAAAGAAGATAGTATTTATTTCCAAAGAAACCTAGATGATGATTCGATGGATATGGATGAAGGTATCGTAGATAAACTTAAGTCTATGTATAATGACGAAGAGCTATTAGCTAAAATCGTTACTGTAGATGGTAAAAAAGTTTCTCTTAAAGATTTATTAGGACTAGCAGGTGCAGGTGCAACTGGTGGTATGGCTAAATCTGGATCAGGTAAAACATCATCAATTGGTGAAGATGCTCGTACTGATGCCGAAGAAGAGGGTTACCTCGACGGTATGAAAGACGAAAAAGAAGATATGGATAAAATGAAAAAAGAAATCGAGGAATTGAGATCTGATCTTCACGAAACTAATCTTTTAAATGCTAAATTGCTTTACACAAATAAAATTTTCAGAGCTAAAAACTTAAAAGAAGCTCAGAAAGTGAAAGTTCTAGAAGCATTTGATAAAGCATCAAATGTAAAAGAAGTAAAACTTATTTTTGAAACTTTAAACGAAGGTATGGTTGCTAAAACTGCTACCCCAATTAGAGAAAACTTAGGTAGAGCTTCTAAAGCTTCAGGCAATGCGCCAACAAAACAACCTATTATGGAAGTTGATCCACAGGTTGCTAGATGGCAAAAACTTGCAGGCTTAAGATAATTAATTTTAAATTTTAAATTTTAGACAAATGTCACAATTAAACACACTTTTAGAAAGCGCTGGTGCAGGTTGGAAAAACATGCAATCAGATGCTGCTAGATTGGCTAATAAGTGGGAAAAAACAGGTTTGTTAGAAGGCTTCAGCAAAGAAGTTGATAAAAACAACATGAGTTTAATCCTCGAAAACCAAGCTAAGCAATTAGTAGTAGAGCAATCATCAACTGGTGGTTCTGCTAACTTTACAGTAGGTACTGGTGAGCAATGGGCTGGTATCGCTTTACCATTGGTAAGAAAAGTATTCGGTCAAATCGCTGCTAAAGAATTCGTTTCTGTACAGCCTATGAACTTGCCTTCAGGTCTAGTATTTTACTTAGATTTCCAATATGGTGATACTAAGAATCCATTTACCCAAGGTGAATCACTTTACGGTACTAAAAATTCAGGTAGATTCCCATTCGAAACGGATGCTGCTGGTAATTTAGGTCAAACTTTTGACGATGGTGGTCTATATGGTGCTGGTAAGTTTACTTACTCAACTAACCAATTCTCATCATCTTTAGTAGCTGGTACAGTTGCTAACCTAGTAAATTCATCTTCTGTTAATTTTGATAGTAGATTAGATTTAGCTACTTTATCAACTTTAACAATTGCTACTTCAGCAATACCTAACTTTGATCAAGATGCTGTTAGAGGTTTTGTACCTGTAACTTCATCAGGTATCATTGCTTTAGACGAAGTATACCCTGCTTTTACTAAAGTTGTAGGTGCTAACATCGTATTCGTAATCAAGAGAGATGCTGCTGTTGTAACCAATACTGGTGATTATCAAGTATTCTACCAGAAAGAAACTGCAATGAGTCCTTACTTTGTAGGTGACTTTGAGGCTGGTAATGGTCCAGATACAACTGAAGGTTCTTTCCCTAACTCATTGAATGCTGCTGAGATTGCAATCCCAGAGATTAACATTCAAATGCGTTCAGAGGCTATCGTAGCTAAGACTAAGAAGTTAAGAGCTGTTTGGACTCCTGAGTTCGCTCAAGATTTAAACGCTTACCAAGCTCTAGATGCTGAAGCTGAAGTAACTAATATCATGAGTGAGTACATCTCATTAGAGATCGACCTTGAAATCTTAGATATGTTGATTGAAGATGCTGCCGCTGGTACTGAGTACTGGTCAGCTCAAAACAACAGACAAGTAGATCCAACCGGTAATGGTACTGTTAACGTTGACGCTTCAGGTTTCTACAACACTCAAGGTGGTTGGTTCCAAACTTTAGGTACTAAACTACAGAAATTATCTAACAAGATTCACCAATTAACTCTTAGAGGTGGTGCTAACTTTATGGTAATTTCTCCTGCTGTAGCTACTATCCTTGAGTCAATCCCTGGATTCGCTGCTACTTCTGATGGTGATGTTACTAAAAACTACGCGTTTGGTGTACAGAAAGCTGGTTCATTGAATAACAGATATGACGTATACAAAAACCCTTACATGAACGAAAACATTATCCTTATGGGGTATAGAGGTTCTCAGTTCTTGGAAAGCGGTGCTGTATTCGCTCCATACATTCCGTTAATCATGACTCCTCTTATCTACGATCCAGAAACATTTACTCCACGTAAAGGTCTCTTAACTCGTTACGCTAAGAAGATGATCAGACCAGAATTCTATGGTAAAGTATATGTAAACGGTTTAAATACCCTTTAATATATAACCTAGAATAGGAAAAATTGAGCCCCGCATTAGCGGGGCTCTTTTTTATATGTATAATAAACAATTAAATGTTACTATTTTATGGCAACCAATCATCATAATGATGAGGTTTTCCGCGAAAAGCGAAAGCCTAAAAACCCAATCAAGTTTAAAATTACGTTAAACGAGGAACAAAAAGAAGCCAAAGCAAAAATATTAGAAAACACAGTCACACTATTAGGTGGCTCTGCGGGTTCAGGTAAAACGTTATTAGCTTGTCAAATCGCTCTCGAGAAATTATTTATGAGAGAAATCGATAAAATTATTATAACGCGACCTACGGTGAGCAAGGAGGAAATCGGGTTTTTACCGGGTGATCTCCGCGAAAAAATGGACCCATGGGTGCAACCTATTTATCAAAATATGTTTGCACTTTATGATAAGGTAAAAATTGAAAAGCTTATTGAAGAAGGTAAAATAGAAATTGTTCCTGTATCGTTTATGCGTGGTAGAACATTTTTAGATTCATGTGTAATTGTAGACGAGGCTCAAAACGTTACACACGAGCAAATGGAGATGATTGTAACGCGTTTAGGTTTACGTTCCAAAATGATGATATGTGGTGACTCACACCAGACTGATTTAAAGAAAAAATCTGAATCTGGTTTTAGATTCCTATACTCAGCAGCCCGTAAAGTAAAAAACCTATGTGCTATTACATTAACAACGAACCATAGAGATTCAATTGTAGAAGATTTAATTAATCTATATAATGAAGCCGAAGAAAAAGGAATGAATCTAGGGACATCAGGTTTTAGTAATAAACGTAAATAATAATATTTTTTCTAATATTTATAACTAAAAATACACATGGCAAATTGTGCTCCTAAAACTCCCCCTACTGGTTGTTTAGACGTAACCATTCAGGAATCTATTATTCTTCCTAACTTTAACATTCAGGAATCGTTTAATAAATTTACTGTATGTGGTATAAACAATTACGTTACTAGAACTGACGTCATTCAACATGACTGGAGTGGATCAGGAATTGGCATTATAGATTTTGTAGGATCTGAACAAGAACAAACTCCTGGATCCTTTGTAAATGCGAATGTTAAATATATTAGGATTACTAATTATTCATTTAGTGATAAATTTGCTAGTATTTACATTATTAAAGAAAATGCTGAATCAGTAGTATTTAAAGTAGAACCAGGTAGATCTTTAGTATTGAGTAATGATGTATTTGATGCTTCTTCTACAGCAGATTATGTAGATGAAACATATGCTGATAAACAATATTTTGACGATTTTACTTACATGAGTGAAATTAAAGCAAAAGCTGGTGATAACGATTTAACTTACAGCGGAAGTATACAAATTGAATACGTTGTAGCTTCTTCTTAATATTTATAATAAAACAAAACAATGGCACTAACTTACAGAAAAGTAAAAGGATCAGCACTAACAATAGATGAGTTAGATGCTAACTTTGCTCATTTTACAGGCTCACACTCTATTACAGGTTCATTAACAGTATCAGGAAGCATAATTCCATCAGAGGTTAATGGTACATTAGGTACAGCAACTGCACCTTGGAAAGAATTATTTGTAGATGGAGGTACTATTTACTTTATTAGTGGTTCTTCTTCAGGATCTTTATCTTGGAATAGTGGCTCTGGATTTGATTTTGGATCAGGATCTGTATCAGGTTCATTTACAGGTTCGGCCAATTTAACAGGTTCATTTACAGGTTCGGCTAATTTAACAGGTTCATTTACAGGTTCGGCTAATTTAACAGGTTCAT